GTGGCAGATATTGCGGCAGTCGGTGTGTCATTTATCCCAGTCGATTCGTGGATCGTGGAGGCCCTCCAGGCTCACGTGTCTGGAATCATGGCGGGACAGGTACATATCCCTGGAGCGGAGGAGTTAGACGGCCATGGCCAATGATGCTCAGATTCTACGATTCCGCGTGTTCAAGAATGGCACGGCCGTGCTGATGGCGCGGGTTGTGGGAAGCGATGGTGGATACTTGGTTCAAGCAGATTGCTCAGAGATCGAGTACACGATCTGGCTGCTCAATGACCACGATCCCAACGAAGAGGTGGCTGTTGAAGGCCACGAGGCCATCGAACTCACTGTCGCAGACGTGGTCTATGACACGCTCCAGGTGGCCGATCCATGGGACAAGGACGCTGTAGGCTACAACTTCAAACATGAGATCGATATAAGCGAGTATCAGGCATTTGCATTGCGCGGCCGCAGATATCTCGTGATCGTGAAGATCACGCCCACGAGTGGCCAACCGATCCTGCTGGAGTTCGGCCCAAGCACGATTTAGCACGCACCCCCGGTCGGGCGGGTCCTTTCCAGGGCCCCCAGCGCAACGCTTCGCGTGGTTATCGACGGCTTTTTTTACCCAAACTACTTCGTTTTTCAGTTTTTTTGCCATGGCGGGAAAGACCCAGCGGTCAGGTGGCCAATGGTTTCCGGTCTCGGCGGCCGCGGCATTCATCGGCGTCAGCGCCCCGAATTTCCGAATGACGCTGCTGCCGCGGCTTTCTCCGGATGACGTACAGCGTGATTCCAAGCCGATGCTGGTCCGCGGCCCGGCCGTTGTTGCCGCGATCGCCGAGAAGCGGCTTGAACAATCAGGGACATCGAACGGCACGAGCTCGGAGGCCCTCGAGGAAATTCGCCGCTGGGAGGCGCGGCGGAGGGAATTGCGATATCGCAGGGAAAGCGCGGAGTACGTGCCGATGTCCGACGTCGAGGGGCTGTTCAGCGTGACCGGCGAGATCATGCGCCGGGCCGGGGAGACGATCCGGCAGGAGTTTGGCGATCGTGCGGCGAAGATTCTTGGTGACGCTTGGGGTGACGTGGATGCACAAATTGACGTTATGTTTGCTGATGGCGGCAATCGCGACGACTAACCCGCTCTGGCAATCAGCGAAGCGGTGGTCAACGTCTTCTCGGCCGCGAGTAATTCGTACCATCCGCGAGTTCGCCGAGCAGGAATTCATCATCCCGAAGGGCAAGCTCCGCGGTACCAGGTGGCGAGCCGATACGTCGCCATTTCAGGGCCTGCTGCTCAACCAGATGCAGCACCTCCAGCTCCACGAGTCACACCGGCGCCGCTGGCGGACATTCGCCGTGACCGGCTGCGTGCAGTCCGGCAAGAGCCTGGTGGCCTTCGTCCTGCCGATCATGTACCACCTCTTCGAGGTCGTCGAGCCGATCATCGTCGGCGTGCCGAACATCGACGAGATCGGCCGCGACAAGTGGAACAATGAGATCCTCCCCGCAATCCAGGCCTCGAAATACGCGCGATTTCTGCCGGACCGCGGAGACGGTTCGCGCGGCGGCTTCGGATCGGAGATCAGATTCACCAATGGCGCGACGATCAAATTTATGTCGGGCTCTGGCGGCGATGAGAAGCGCTCGAGCTACACCGCTCGGGTCCTGGTCGCCACCGAGGTCGACAAGATGGACACGGCCGGGGAGGTTTCGCGTGAGGCCGACCCGATCAGTCAGCTACTCGGCCGTCTGCGATCCTACCGACCGGAGGAGCGGATCGCCTATCTGGAATGCACGGTGAGTATTAAGGAGGGCTGCATCTGGCAGCAATACAGCCAGGGCTCCCAGGGCCGGATCGCCAAGCAGTGCCCGCACTGCCTGGCCTGGGTGACGCCCGAGCGGGAACACCTGATTGGCTTCGAGGGTGCGACCAACGAGTTCGAGGCGGAACGGCTGGGTCGCTTCGTGTGCCCGGAGTGCGCCGAGACGATCACCGAGGCCGAACGCCGCGAGATGAACAACCACAGCATCTTGGTACACCGTGGCCAGCAGGTAGAGGCAGACGGCACCGTGTCCGGCGAGCTGCCGCCAACCTACACACTCGGCTATCGCTGGAACGGATTCGACAACCATTCCCAACTCACCGTGGCGGGTCTGTCTGTTGACGAATGGCGGGCCGCCGAGGCAGAGGACGAAGAGGCTGCCAAGAAGAACGTCCTGCAATACATCTGGGCAACGCCCTACGAGCCGCCGGAGTTCGACCTGCGGCCGCTGCGGTATACCGAGGTCCGCGAACGCCATAGCGAGGAGCGGCTCGGTCGCGACGTGGTTCCTGACGACACGACCGCATTCGTTGCCGCGATCGACTGCGGCAAGCGGTGGCTACACTGGGGAGTCTGCGCCTGGCGGCCGGAATCGCGCGGCCAGCTCGTGGCGTACGGCGCATGGGAGAATCCGCCGTGTGAAGGCGACGAGGCGAGGCACGCCGCGGTGGCGATCCTGGCGGGCCTCGAGCAGCTCCGCGACAAGATTCTCTTGGCTGGGTTTGAATCGCGAGACGGCCGGGTGTGGCTCCCGCAACAGGTGCTTGTCGACGCGGGCTATCAGCCAGAGGCGATCTATGCGTTCGCCGCGGAGCCGGAGTCAGACGATCGATTCCGCCCGACAATTGGCCGCGGCTCGAACCAGCACGACAAGCGCTATCGGCACTACAGCCACCCGAAAAAGACGAGCTCGGAGATCGTCTTGATCGGCGAGGAATACCACATCGTCTACGACGCGGAGCGGGCGGCGTTTCGCCTCGAGACGAACGCCGACCACTGGAAGGTTCAGCTATTCCACGCACTCCAGGCGCCGCAGGGCGAGCGGGGGGCACTCGAGTTCTATCGCTCGACGAATCCGCGAGAGCACAACACGTTGGCAAAACACCTGGCAGCGGAACGTCCGGTCGAGACGTTCATCCCGGGCCGCGGCCGCGTGACTCAGTGGGTGACGGTGAGCGACACAAACCATTATCTCGACGTCCTGTATATGTGCTGCGTCGCCGGGCACCTGGCAGGTGTCCGCGTGATCGAGCAGCCGGAGGCGCCGGTGCAGGAGACGGAAATCAAGGGGAGCGTCGTGACGATGCCCGACGGTCGGCCATTCGTCGCACGCAGGTAGTTTTGTACGGAGTAATCATGGCGAAGAAACGCGAGTTCACAATCCCGAGTGCCGAGCGGAGCGTCAAGGCCACGGAATCCCCGGGGCCTGCTGGCGATTGCGGCAGCGACTCGGACGACGGCGACCACGTCGAGGTGGCCTCCTTTGAGGTCGTTCTTGGCCCGGCCGAAGGCAGGTTCGGCAGGCGGCTCGATACGCTCCTGAGCGTTGCCGCGGCCCGCGGTCAGGCACGTATTCGCGAGGGACTCCGAGGCAGGAAACTCCACCTGGCGAACGGCCGGGAGCCGAATCCGAACAGCTCCGCAGATTTCGTCAAGTTGCTGCTGGAGCAGGCGGCAGACCCCGAAGTGACCCGGATTGTGGTTTTCCGAAAGCCTCCGGTCGCGCCCGGAGCGCCCGAACGATCCGAACTATCCGAAGTCACCGGACGGTAAAACACCTACTACTATTCATGCCGCCGGCTAAGTTCAGATGTGAGAGCATCTGTTCCTTGGTGATCAAACGGCGGCATGTCTACTCTTTCTGCTTCATCCTCCTACAGCGAGATTCGCGCGGCGTTCGACGATAACGCCAGCTACGAGGAGGATGGCTCCGTCGCCAAGGCGAAGGCATTCATCACCGCCTGTCGAATGCTGCTGCGCAGGACGCCGAAGCGGGCGGCCGTGGGGGGCGGCGGCCACGAGCTCGAGCTCGATCCGGCGATCATCAAGGAGATGATGGCCGATGCCCAGGAGTGGGTCGCGGCCAATGACGTCGTCCCAGGCGGACGTACCACCTGGGCCACGCTCGAAGATTTCCGGGAGTAGCAATGGCCAGGCGACATCGTGACCAGGCTACGCTCACGTCCGCGATGGACATCCTCCGCGCAGACTACTCTGCCGCGAAAGCCAACAGGCTGCGGCGCAAGCGGTCCGGTGTGCCGTCGGCCGGTGCTGGCGCCGACTACCACTATCGCAGCGAGGCTGACTATCTCCGGCTGATGGAGCTGGCCCGCGACATGGACCGCAACGACCTGCTGGTCGGCTCGATCCTCGACCGGGCGGTATCCAACGCGATCCAGGAAGGCATCCAGATCGATCCACAGACTGGCGACGAGGGCCTCAACGCCGATCTCAAGGCCCGATTCTGGGCCTGGTCGGAGGATCGCACGCAATGCGACCTGGCCCGCGAGCGATCGCTCCGCGAGATGCAATGGCTCGCCCTGCGGCACATGATGCTCGACGGTGACATGCTGTTCCTGGCCAATCGCAGCGGCGCCCTGGAGATGGTCGAGGCCCATCGACTGAGGACGCCGAAGAACACGACCAGGAACGTGGTCCACGGCGTGCTCCTGGATACGGCCACCCGCGAGCGCCTGCAATACTGGCTGACCCGCGAGGATGTCGACCCCTACAGGCAGCTCATGCGCGTCTCCGACGTCAAGGCCTACGCGGCCCGCGATGCCGAGGACCGCCTCCAGGTCTTCCATGTCTATCACGCAAAGCGGATCAGCCAGACCCGCGGCGTGACCGCGTTTGCCCCGATCTTCGACGCGGCCACGATGTTTGACGACATCAACTTCGCCAAGTTGGTGCAGCAGCAGATGGTCGCCTGCTTTGCGATCATCGAAGAGCGGCAGCTCAACTTCAAACTGCCAAGCTCCGGCAACGAGCCTGCAATCGGCCCGCAAACCGAGGAGACGGACGCGGACGGCATCCCGCGGACGCTCGAGGGTTTCGGGCCGGGGATGCGGATCAAGGGGGCGCCTGGCTCGAAGATTCACATTGATTCCGCCAAGGTGCCGAACCCGGAATTCTTCCCCCACATGCGGCTGATCGTCCAGCTCATCGGCATCAACCTGGGGATGCCCCTGGTTCTCGCTCTGATGGACGCCTCGGAGACGAATTTCTCGGGCTGGCGGGGTG